GATTTCGTTTCTTCCATTCCTTGTAAATCTTATTACACTCTTCATCCAACAAATCTCCTGCCCAACTATCTTTTAAAGATAGGTTTGCTATGTAGAAATCTTGTAGTTCTTGTTTATGTGTTTTAAAGAGTTTACCAAAATGGTATTTGTCTTTTCGTTTGAGGAATGAGTTGATGTCACTCTTTACCTTTCCGTTATACTTTACAAAGTCATAACCCTTAGAATAAAAATGTAATTTTATCCCAAGATAAAGAGTGTATGCATCATATCCCTCACGACTTGTCATTAAGTAATGATTTTCTTTTCTGCTGGTGCTTGAATTAAAGGTTCACCTTTAACTGCACTTGTATGTGCTTCTGCAATCTTCTCACTTGATGGGACTACAAATACATATGTTGAGAATGTCATTGATGGAGGATTCTCTTCTCCTGTCACAGCAACACCCTTAGAGAAACCCATTCCACCATTTGGAGAGTTTACAATCATCTTAGGATTTGCAATAGTAAGTCCATTGTCGTTAGAGACAAACTCTCCGACATATTCTCCACTCATTGCTACCACTGATACTATATCACCTTTTTTCATAATTTTACCTATTTTTCAAAGAACCTATTGATAGTTCCTTTTGTTGACTTACCTCTATTTACCATATTGAGACCAGTTGCTTCTGCTTCTAGTTTCTCTTTTAGAGGTTGAGATATTAACCTCTTTGCAGACTCGGGTTCTAGTTTATTGTTTTCACAAACTCTAACTATTGCACCCATTACATCTGTTCCTTTCCTAAGTAGAAGTTTCTCTACTTGGTCTGTAAACTCTTTTCTTGATATCATTTACCATATCTCCTTTGTGGTTTCTTCTACCACAATCGGGCCATAGAAAAGATATTCACAATCAATAGAATCGAATCCAGTATCAAATAGATGTCCTATTCCACCATCTTCAATACTTTCAGTTAGAGAATCTTTATCCTCATCAGTACCTTCAAATTGTAATATCTCTACATCAAATGAACAACCATCCCAACATTCTTGCATTTCGTTCTCTTCAAAAAATTGTGGTTCAAACCAATCTGTATCTTCCTGCACTATTGCATTTTGCAGTGCTTCAACTTCATCTTCGTCACTTGGTTTGATTAACCATTCACCATTTCTCCACATTGTTTCTGTTCTGATTCTAGTGCCAGATTCATCAGTAAAAACTTCTACCTCATAAACACTCTTCTTATTTGCACAAGATATTTCATATGTTTTTCCAATTTCAATTTGCATTTTAGTCTCCGAACTCCAAGTTGTCTCTCCAATCTCTAACGATACTATAGTATGCATAGAAAGTTGGACTAGTGTCGTGAACACCGAGACCACCTTCTGCATAAGGTGTTGTTAGGTAATCTATGAGATGGTCTGCCTTATCTAACACTTCTTCTGTCACATCTTCCTCACTATCGATTGCAAGATACTCTAGTAGATTATCATAAGCACTATCGTATGCTTGAGACTCAACCCACTCATCACCGTTAGAGATTATCTTATTCCAATTCCAATCTCCTTCTAAATTAAATTCTTTTACTTCTGCCATTTTTATACTCCGTATATGTTTCTGTATCGTTTTCTTAAATCCGACAACTCATCAATGTAATCTACAGGATTGCAGGAGAACATTTGAAAGTTACCATCGGGTAAACAAACTAATGCCATACATTCGGGAATTGGAACTCCTGTAAGTTCTTCAACCATTAATGCATAAGCACTCATTTGTACGTACCATCCCTTTGCATATTTTTCTTGTTTATACTTAGAGGATGTTTTAAAATCTATAATCATAAGAGTGTCTTCAAATATTCCAACACAATCCACTCGACCTGCCATTTGTAATACCCTAGAATAGAGTGGTGCTTCTAGTGCAAGAGGAATGATTTCATCTAATACTGGTTTAACACCTTTAAACATTGCTTCTTCTAATAGGTTATCAAACTCAATGAAATCTTTATCCTTTCTTAGATAATCTTCTATATGTTGATGTATTCTAGTTCCACGAGATGCAGCCTTTTTAGAAACACGATTTGCTTCTTCTTCTCCGACACGTTCTCTCCAAAGTTTGATTTGGTCTGCAGATAAAAGACTGGTAACTGTCGTAACACTAGGATACTTGTTTCCTTCTTCATCGACATAGAATCGTTTACCGTTAACTTGTTCGGTGTTAAGATTTAGATTTTCTAAATCAACAATCTCTAAAACTTCGGTTGGTATTTTTATTTTACTCATAGGTTTATTGTATCACGATTTCTTTTGTATGTCCATATGTTTTTTGACTATATCTCTAGTCTTTAAGTCCTTTACAGAACCTTTGTATAAGTCCGAACCTCTATGGTTCTCACCTATCTTAGATAACACTTCTTTAAACCCATCATCAGTTTTAACTCTATCTCCGTGTCCACCTACGGTCATAGGAGCTCCAAGTATTTGTTGTTTAAGGTGTGGGTTATTTAATCTGAAATCTTCGAGGTCTCTCCAAGACATAATGTGTTCTGTTATCTCACCAGTTTCAGTATTTAAAAAATCATATGTTGGCATTATATACCTCTCGACTTTATGTGGGACTCTACAATTTGTAAGACTTTCTTTTCGGAATACCAAAGACCACTGAACATTGATTCAGTGTCGTCTTCCCATTGAACGTGATATCTTTTATAACCGAATGGTCTATCTGAAAAGATTTTGATATCACCATAACTCTCAACTAACACTCTCATACTATACTCATAAATTGTGGGACTGGTCTATNAGTCCANACTGCAAAATCTTTCTTATAGTTTGCATAGTATTTATGGTATGCAGAGATAGAATCATTTTGAACTTTGACATCATCTGGCATACACTGAGGTGGTTCTGAATAAGAACCTAGTGTAATGTTGTTTGGTATTTCATTGAGCAGAACCCTTAGTTTGGTATCAGTTAAGTGTGTCTTTTTATAACGATAAGTGTATTCATCACATAGTGCAGTAAACATATCGTATGCATACTGATACTGGATTGCATTTTCACGAACCCACCTAGTAGATGGGTGATTAATATGTGATGCTTTGTATAAGACACCGTCCATATTAGAGTTGTCTAGTCTCCATCTCTGAATCCTACGACCACTGGATGTATCAGTGTATTGTGTTCCGTCTAACATCCTATGTGCAGTAGATAGCATTTGTGCATACTCGATAATCATCTTGACTACGTGTTTGTCACAATGCATTTCTGCAGATTCTACTGGGTCTTCGTGTAAGTAAAATAAATTCATAGTTCCTGTATTTCCTTTAGATATTTCTCAACATTTTTCCAAGACAAGTGTCCAATGACATCTTGTGTTATAGGTGTATGATACGTCAATTCTCCTGTTTTGTCAATGGTAAAATCTAAAACTGCTAATTCCCATAGACCGTCTTGTCCACCATAACTGTAATCGTGCTTTACTACACTTGCACCATAACCATTATCAAACTTATAACGGTGTTGAACACCATTGTTAATGTAATCGGTATCTAATAAAAATTCTCTCATAGTGTTATCACTCTTCTGACTTGCTTTTAATGGGTCTAACAAAACTCTCTCTCGTCTTGAGAGTTGTTTGTTTACTTCTTTATCATACATATTACAGTCCCCAAATAAATGCTAAGGGTATAAAAATATATAATCCCCAAATTAGTTTTTCTACTCTATCGAATTGTTCTTTTGTTGGCATTTTTTTCTCCTACTTATAAAATATGTGTTCGTTGATAACTACAGTCTCGTTTAATGAATCTGCCCAATATGGATTAACGTATACACTATGGTAGTGTGTTGCACCTTCAGTGATATCTCCGTATGCACCTTGCACTACGTTCCTTGCAATGTTGAGTGAAGACAACCACGTTGGACTATCCACTGGGTCGTCTGACTTACCATCACAAAACCAACTGAACTGACACTTATTCCTTATAGGAACTTCTACTCCTTTCCAGTTGATTCTAGTTTTTGATTGATAGATAACACCACATGCACTTGCTGGGTAGTTAGGGTGTTCAGTCCTATTCAACACTACTTGTGTCACTGCAATTTTACCTGCGAGTGGTTGATTACCTGCTTCAAAATAAATGTTTTGTGCAAGACAATAAATCTCATTGTTTGCATCTGAAGCTTCTATCTTCATTGATAATGCACCAG